AGGACCTGCGCCACACCTACACCGACCAGGAGGCCGCCCTGCGCGCCGCCCGCGCCGAGTGGTCCCGCCTGCAGCGTGGTACCGCCACGCTCAGCTACACCCTGGCCCGCGGCCGCCCGGACCTTATCCCCGAACTCACCTACAGCCTGATCGGCGTGAAGGCCGACATCGACGCCGTGGTCTGGCTCGGCGCCAACGTGCGCCACAGCTTCACGCCGGACAGCTACACCACCGCCCTGGAGCTGGAATCCAAGCTGCCGGACGCCGACGACATCGCCGACCTGGCCGAGGCCGGCAACTACACCGGCGTGCTCGCCTGGGACCCCGACGAGAAAACCGGCGAGCAGAAGAAACTCACCGAAGGCGACCAGGCCAGCCCCAAACGGCTGCTGCACCTGTACGCCGAAAAGAGCAGCGCCCAGCGCGCCGTGGAGCGGGAATGGAAGCGGATGCAGCAAGCGAACGCCTGAGCGAACCCACGGCCGAGCCGGCGCCGTATCAGCGGCCGCTATCGACCTGGGAGCTGGTGGATGAGGAGTGGGAAGGGCGCGACGACGCGCCGATGTGCATGTGAAAAAGGCGCCGAGCGGCGCCTTTAGTGTTTCTGGCCGGTCTCGGCCAGCGCAGAGACGAAGCGCACCACATGCGCGCGGTCTTCGGGGGAGCACTGGCGGTACCAGCGCAACAGCATCCGTTCCGTCTGGGTCAGCGCAACCACCTCCTGCTGCACTTCTGGGACCAGCTGACGGACTTCCTTCTGACTCGACAACATGCGCGAACTCCATACGCAAATACTGTATAGCCATACAGTATATGAGGGATGGCGTTTTGCCAACGCGTCAACAATTCGCACAGGCCCAGCAGGGTCATCGGCAGCGTGCAAGGCCATCCTCGAGCACCTGGCCGACCGACACCTTCGCCCCCTTGATTGCCGGGTCATCGCGCCACACGGCGGCCAGCGGCTCCAAGCCAAGCGCGCCGGCCTTGGCTTTTGCCTGACCGTTGAGCGCATACATACGGCCGCTCTCGGCATCGCTAACCGCCACCGCCTGCCCGGCAAAGCAATGCAGGTGCCCTTCGTCGAAGGTGAACGGCCAGTCTTCGCCATAGGTTTCAGCGTCGATCAGCTTGGGCGGTGCGGCGAGGGCGAGCGGGCTGGCCAGCAGCAGGCCGAGCAGGATCTTGCGCATGGGTACTTCCTTGTGTGGGAGGTGTTAGTGGCTACGTTTGCCGGTGATGATGTAGAGCACGTCGGCTTTGCTACGCGCGGCCAGCGCCTGTAGGTAGTCGATCGGCATCACCGAGGTGCCATTCTCGAACCGTTTCTGCATGTAGTCGGTTTGCCCCGCGAGGTGTGCCAGCTCGTGGACCTGTAAGCCGAGGCGCTTGCGTTCCTCGAGGAGGCGGTCGCCGAAATCGCGGGGGCTGTCGTCGAGGTCGATTGCTGCTGCCATGGTGCTCTCCTTGTCATGTCACTCAGCGGTGAGTGAGTCCGCCGCTATTTGCTGAGTTCGTATCGGCCTGCCGACTCCGCCAACGCCGTGGTCAGTCGCCGCACCGCGGCCCGGTCGGCGTCTGGCATCGAGCGGTAGTGGTTCAGCACTTCGCTCTCATCCTCGGCCAAGCCGTCAGCCGTCACCGGCGTGCGCTGGCCTGTGAGCAGGTAAAGCACGTCCACGCCTGCTACTGACAGGCCTGACAGATATGCCGCGTCGGGGCTCCGCTCATCGGCTTCGTATTTGCCCTGGGCGTTCGCTTTAACGCCGCCGAGCGCACCGAAATCCGCTTGTGAGAGGCCCAGCCGCTTCCTTTCTTCGCGCAGTCGTTCGCCAAGACCACTCATTTGGATAGAAATTCCCGTTGACACCACTCAATTGGGTGGTAATCTGTCGCCACATTGAACGCATTTGAATGGTTTTGAATCATGCCAGCCACACGCACCCCCAAACAAGCGAAGGAATGGCTCGCCAAGCAGGGCAAGACCGTCCAGGAATTTGCCCGCGAGCACAGCCTCGATCCGTTCACCTGCTACCAGGTGCTTTCCGGCGCGAAGAAGGGCACCCGCGGCGAGTCGCATCGCGCCGCCGTGCTGCTGGGCATCAAGGAAGGCGTGGCGGATGTGCCCGAGCAGTACGGGCGCCGCGCCAGCGATATCGGCACTGTGATTTCACAGTAATGGCACCTGGCCCAGCGAGAAACCAGAACATGAAGCGCCCGATCCTAGAAACCCGCCGCCAGATGATGAGTGCCGTGGTTTGCGCCTACCCAGGCGGCCGTGAGTGCGCTGCGGCGCGCCTGGGCCTGGACATCAAGAAGTTCGACAACCACCTCTACGAGAACGCCGGTAGCCGGCCGCTCTCGGACGAGCAGATTCACCTGCTCGAGCAGCAGGCGGGCACCAGCCACTTTCCAGACTATGTCGCTGCAATGTACGGCGGCGTGTTCGTACCGGATGCCAACCCGGGCGACCTGGACAACCTGGCGCTCTACGAACGCTCGATGCGCACCGCCGTGCTGCGGGGCGCGGTGGACCAGATCCTCTGCGAGGCACTGGAAAACGGCTACATCGACGAGGACGAGCGCAAGGTCATCCTCGCCGCGCACCACCGCCACATGGCCGCCCGTCATGAGGAAATAAACGCAGTCATCGTGCTGCACAGCAAGCAGCCGTAAGCACGGCAGGGTATTGGGGAGGGGAACCCGTGAGCGTAGCCAATAACGGCGGATACAAATGCCTATGCCCGGCCTGTGGCCAGCGCATGCGCATCCGCAACAGCGAGGCGCAAACGCCGACGTTCAAGACCATGTACGCGCAGTGCATGAACATGGCCTGCGGCGCGACTTACACCGGGTCGCTGACTTGGGACCACGCACTCAGCCCATCCGGGCTGGATGCACCGCGCGTGGTACTGCCGGTGGCGCCTTCGGTGCTGCGCATGCAGGCACTGCGCGACAGCCGCGAGAAGACCGACCAGCTCGACATGCTGGACCAAATGGAACCGGAGGTAGCAACCGCATGAACGTCTCAACCATCAACGACGCCCAGGAATACCGGGCGAGCATGCAGCGCGCCGAGCTGACCTTTCTGCAGCGCCACCAGGGCGAGCATCTGACCGACGATGGCCACCTGTTCGAGCGTGCCGTCAGCTACCTGGTCAACTCGCTGGAGGTTCCTGCGTTCATGGCTGACCGCCTGGTGCACTTGGCTATGGGCGAGCTGGAATGCCTCAAGCGCCCGGTGATCGGTATCGATTACGCCTCCGGTGAAGATGAAACCCGCGTGGCCCTGATCAATTTTTTTTCGGGCGAGGCGGTATTAATCCCCCTGCGCCACCTGCCGGCGCGCCTGCAGCCGCCCGCGGCGGCGCTGGCTGCAGCAGCCACGCACTGATCACCCCCTGAATTGACCCAAGCCCATGCCCGCCTTTGCGCGGGTAGGGGAAAGTTGCGCCCGAACGGTGGCCCCATGAGTACAGACGTTTCCATCCATATCCAGCTGAAGCCCGCCCAGGCAGAGGCCTACCTGCGCTGGCTGACCAGCCAGTACGAGCAGCTGATGGCAGCCTGCTGGTACGACGATCGCTATCGCTACACCCCGCAGGGGCTGCGAGGCCCGAAGATCCTGCGCGACCACCCGCACATCGCCGGCCTCAACCGCACCATGCGCGAGCTGGTGAAAGCACGCAAAGGAGTGACGGCATGAGCACTCATCCGATGCCAGCCTGCGAGGCGCTGGCGGCCGATCCGGCGCGATTCATATTCAAGCTGCACCTGCGGCGGCTGGTTTCATCGTCCAGCTATCAGCTGAAACGTGACGAGGCTATCCGGCTATCCGGCTACCTGAGCGGCCTGCTGGAGGCCCAGCTGATCACCGACTCACAGCTCGAAGCAGTGAGCGCCGAGATTGACGCCTTCGCCTGGGGAACGGACCAATGAAAGACATGGACCGCCACATCCGCGAAGAGGTGCTGCGCCGTTTCGAGGGTGACTTCGGCCTCAAGCGCCGCGCCGGCACCGACTACATGCGCGGCGGCACCTGCCCGAGCTGCGGCAAGAAGGAGCTGTATTCGCGCTACGACCAGCCCTGGTTCATCAAATGCGGCCGCGAGAGAAAGTGCGGCGAGCAGTGGCACGTGAAAGAGCTGTTCGACGACCTGTTCGACGACTGGAGCAAGCGCGCACCGAGCACCGAGCAGGCGCCGGCTGCCAGCGCCGATGCCTACCTGCAGTTCGCCCGTGGCTTCGACCTGGGCATGATCCGCGGCTGGTACAGCCAGGAGAACTACTGGAGCCGCGAACTCGCCCAGGGCAGCGCCACGGTGCGCTTCACCCTGGAGAAGGGTGGCTACTGGGAGCGGCTGATCGATCGCCCGCACCGCTTCGGCAAGCAGAAGGCGCGCTTCGCCCCCGGCCAGAGCATGAAAGGCTACTGGTGGTGCCCGCCAACCGTGGACCTTCTCGAGGTCGACGAGCTGTGGATCGTCGAGGGCATCTTCGACGCCATCGCACTGCTGCACCACGAACTCGACGCCGTGTCGGCCATGAGCAGCAACGCCTTCCCGGCCGAATCGCTCAAGGCGCTGGTAAAGGCCCGCGCCGAGGCCGGGCGCAAGCTGCCGAGGC